ACGTGCACCAGGCGCTTGTAACGCGGCCCATTCCGCCGGACCTGGCGATCCCACGCCATGTTCCCGCCCGCGATCATTTCATCGAGCACGCGCTCGATCACCGGCGCGGGCCTTCTATCGAACAAGTCCACCGCGCGATCCTCCATCACAGGGATCAGCACGAACTCCAGATCATGCGGCTCCGGGCGCTTGCGCCGCACCGACCCGGCCACCTCGATGCGCTCGCACACCGGCCCCAACCGTTCGATGAGTTTGCCCGCCAATTCCTCAGCCATCGCCAGTTTCATGCCAACCCCTCCAGCGCAGGCTGCCAGGCATTGCACCCAACCGACACAAATTCATCAATGATCTCCCATGCTTCATAAAAGCGCAACCATTGCCCGATAGTGTCACGCGGATCGTGCCGAGAGATTTCGATCTTCTTTCGTCCGCGCATCTCGGCAAACGGAATCACGAACCAATGCAGCGCGCCGTCCAGGCATCCCCACACGAGCACGTCAGCCCGATTGCTATGCAGATTGGCCTGATAGCACTCCCCGTTCCACGTGGCCGCCTTGACCTCGACACGCACGCCCTCGACAAGTAAATCGTACTTCGCCTGGTGTGGCGTCCCGGTCACGGAATAGCCGCGCAGTTTGAGCCGTTCGCGCACGAGCTGCTCGATCTGGCGCGCCATCACCCGGCGAGGATCGAGCCGCCGCTCAGCTCGACGTCCGGTCAATTCATCGGGACATTCGGGCCGTGGGCCGCCACGCCGAGAGGCCAGCCACTCGTCGTGCAAAAACTTTTCTAGTTGGGCGTCGGTGATCGTTGCCATTGCCAGTTTCATAGAGCAACTCTCAAAACGTGTATTCCCTGATGAGTTCCTCTGAGTAGGTCAGTTCATCGAATGGAATTTCTCGTTCTTGCAGAATGCGCTTGAGAATTTCAATCTTTGCAAGAATTTCAGCTTCAGAGTTTCCCTTGTCGGCAAACTCCTTATAGATCGTGTAAAACTCTGTTTGAAGAACTCGCTCAGAAAACTCCTTCTTGCTTTGAGCGATAACGATTTCAAGAGATTGGACATGACCGCTGTAGTGAATGAACACACAATAGTTCGTGTACTGATTGACCATGTGGGCCAATGCCATCGCTCGGATAACCAAATCATCTCGTGTGGTTTTCATAGTTCTCCCCGTTCTGTGAATTTCCATTACCGATACGGTTACTTCTTGCTCCGCTTGGATGCGACCTTTTTCACCGACTTGCCCGTGCGTCTGATTTTGCCAGGCTTCGATGCAAAGAACGCCTTTGTTTGCTCTTTGACTTGCTTTAGATCAAGTTTGTCACGGCACGCATCCGAGCACGTCACCACGCCCGCCTCGGCCTTCCAGCCTCGCTCGACGTCCTTGCCCGTGATCGTCGGCCCCGGCGTGAACACGCCGCACACGTGGCAATTCGTTTTCGTCTTGTGCACCGGCGGCTGATCCCAATCCTTGGGCAGCGCCAACCCCAGCTCCTCCGCAATCGTCTGCACTTCCTTGCACCCGCGCGTCCAGTTGAATTGTTCTTCGGCTTTGTAGCCGCTGATCCCATCGGCGAAGCGCCGCGCCAGGATAAATTCGCGCTTCTCAAAGTCATCACCATCTCGCCTGATACAATTCATGGCGCCGACCATCTTGGCTCTCAATGGAGAAAACCACGCCTCGTACTCGGGCCATTCGTACTGCGGGTTAGTCGTATATCGCTGGGTCAACTCGGCGCAATAGGTTGCGATGCCGCCCGTGATCGGCAAGTCCACCGCCAGCATCTCGGCATTGTGCATGATGAGCCACACCAGGTCATACCGCGCCTTGCGAATCGCCGAGCGCGCCTCGCGCCGTTCCTCGGCCTCGGCCTCCTCGCGCTCGATCCGCTTGGCGCGCGCCGCCGGCGTTTCCTCCACACCGCTGGAAACATCCGCAGCCACGCTCTTGCCGCTCGCGGATTTGTCATCATCGGACTTGTCGAACAGCTTGGGATTCGTGCTGCCCAAAACAACGAAATAGGTTTCAAGGAGCTTGGCTTGATGGTAATCGCCATCCTTGGCATCCACCGGCAGAAGATAGAGGTCAGGTTTTTTGATGCGCTTCAAATAGCCACGCGCAGCCTGTTCGTTGCCCCACTCAATTTTGAGTGGCTTGATCGGCCCGCCCTCGGTCGCAATCGGCAGATTCAGCTTTTCGCCCAATCGCTGCAATTCATGCAGCGTCCACAACGCAGCCTTTTCCTGATAGCACGCTGGATTCATGCAGTACACAGCATGCAAAGCTTTGATGCGATAATCGCACCCCATGCACGCCGGCAATTCGTCAGGATGCCAGTTGCCCGCCCAGAGCCTATCCTCAAGCATCCGCTGGCCATGCTCTTCAACGACATCTTGAATCTCATCCTCGAACACCTCGTCACGCGCCGACTCGGGTGCCTGGGCGACTTTATCGGCGATGGCGTTCACCTTCTCAGGATCAATCTTGGAAAATGGCACAAGCGAGCGTCCATGCCGCTCGGGCAGTAATCGCTCGTTGATCAAATTTCTTGCCAGCTCGGGCAACTCCAGCAAGCTGAGCAAGTGCGCCACCGATGATTGCGAGACGTATCCGAACGGCGCGCCCGCCTCGAGCTGCGTCAGCCCGAAATCCGCGATCCGCTTTTGAATCGCCGACGCGACCTCGATGGCCGTCAAATTCTTGCGCTTGGCATTCTCGGCCGCGGCATAATCGCTCATTTGCCGGTCGCTCAGCTCGCGGATGATCACAGGAAATTCGGAAAAGTGCCCCACCGCGTCGCCCGTCACATTCAGGAACTTGAACGCAGCCAGCCTGCTATGGGCGAACGCGATCTGCACCCGTCCATCCAGCCGCCGTCCCAGCCCGGGCTGCAGCAGCGTGTTCGCCGCAATGTCCCGCGCCAGCGTCATCACGTGGACGTCGTCCTCTTCCAGGCGCGTCTGCCACGGGTTCGAATCAATCAGCTCCAACGGCACCAGGTCCGGAGTATACAAGTTATCCATCGCTATTTCTCCATGTCCACAGACATCATTCCGGGCGTGTCTGGGCGCCCACTTGTTCCAGAAATCTCAAAATCGTTTGGAGCGCATCGAGCGCCCCGGCGATCCTGCGCAGCGTCTCGGTCGCGTCGAATCGCTCGCCGATGACGAGTGGCCGGAGCAATCGCACGCCGCGTTGGGCTTCTTCGGCGGCCCGATCGCGCGCCTCGGCCGCATAGTTCGGCCACTCGCGGCACTTGGTCATCTAAGTCCCCCGCAGCGCATCCTGGGCGCGCCGCCGCGCCTGCACGTGCCGCCACCACGAACCCACGATCATCGGCACGCCGCTAAACACAAATGCCGCCACCGTCAAGAGCGCCGCGCGCCAGTCCAGCACGGCCACGCCGCCCAGCGTCACCAGCACACCGACCACGACCAGAAAGCTCGTGTACCCCTCGTCATAGCCCCGGTTCTCCAACCAGCCCACGGCCCAGTTGTAGAGCAGGCCAAAGACGAACAAGCCCGCCAGGACCCGAATCACGCCGGAAGCGTTCCCGATCTCGTTCATGCCGCCACCGGTGCTACACTGTCTACGATCGACAGAACCTTACCAAATAAATATTCATCACCCGGCTGATGCACTTCCAGCTTGTCGCCGGGCTGGGCATTCGCGAGCTGCACTCCCACCGGCGAGGCCACGCTCACCTCCTCGCCGATGGCATGCACCGTCAACACCAGGCAGCGCACCAACAGCACCCCGCCCAACTCGAATTTGATGCGCTTACCAAGATTGGCCACAGGTTGATGCTTCATAATGTACGCCATGAGATATCCCCTATGCTGTAAACCGCGATTACCAATGTAGGGGCGCGGTCTCCGCGCCCCCTAAAGGCAGCCTGGCAAGAGCTACTGCCCCGCAACTCTTCTTTTCATCGCCCCCCGATGAGCCAGGCTGCCTAATGGGGCTGGAGAGGTGTGACGCTCTCCAGCCCGCTCGTCTTCCGCCCAACTGGGCGGGGGGCCGGTATGCCCCCGGTCAGGGAAAGCACCGGCCCCACATCTCAATGTGGTATCAAATTGTTAGAGACCAGTCGGCCTGTCGAACTGCTGTACCGCCGCCGTCAGCATCGCCAACTTGACCTCATTCAACACGCGCACCTGGTGCTCGATCCGACTGACGCAATGGAACACGTCATCCCACGTTTGCGCGAACCGATAGCCACCCTCGTCGCCGACGATGAGTTGCCCCTGCCGCCGCAAATCTGAGATCGCCTCGCGCACTTGGCGATCATTTGAGTGTGTTGATTGCACCAGCTCGGCGCGTGTGACAAAGCGCGCATGCCGCTTGAGAACCGTTAGAATGTCGAGCGTGATATCGCTTCTCATGTCTACACCATCTCGAAAAACTCACCCACTGTTTTCCACAGCGGGTGGCGCTCGCGGTCAATGCCCTTCAAATAGATCATGGTCGTGTTGACGTTGCTATGATGCAGCATCTGTTGGATCTGGATCAGGTCGGCGCCCTTGTGCTTGAGAAAAAGCGCCGCCGTGTGCCGCAGCGTGTGCGTGTGGATGCGCGTCTCGTCCAGCCCGGCGCGCCGGGCAATGTGTTTGACGATCTGGTTGACGCGCGCACCGGTCAGGCAGCTCGGCCCATCCCTGGGCGGCAATGTGCGGCCGTTCTTCGCTGCCTTGCGCTCGGCCAGGCGCGTGCCCACATCCGACAAGGGCACAAAGATAATGTCATCCTTGCCCATCGTGTCCAGCCGCTTGGCCGCCTGCAGATAAACGCAGATCGCCTTGTACGCTGCTTCGGGCAATTCGTCCACGCCCTGCTTGGCCTTGCTCTCCCACCGGTAAAACACCACCTGGCCCTTGACCTCGATCGCCCCCCACGTCATCGTCGCGATTGCCGCCGAGCGCTGGCCCGTCGCAAAGATGGTCGAGATCAGCGCATAGTCGCGCAGGCCCGCCACGCTGGCGCGATCGCACGCCCGCAGCATCGCCATCATTTCATCCTCGGTCAAGCCGCCCGCCTTTTCGTTCTCGTAGGGATTGATCTTGGTGCGCGTGGCGGACTTGACGGGATTGCGCCCGCACAGGAACATTTCGATGCGCGGGTTGCGCGGATCGGGAAACGAGAATTTGTGACATAGGAACTCGTACAGCGAGGATAGCCCGGCCAGGCGCAGGTTGATCGTTTGTTCGGAGAGGTCCGAGGCGCGCATCGAATTCTGCCAGCCGATCACCTGGCTGCCCATCACGCGCCACATCGGAAAGCGGTCGCCGATGAACCCGTGGAATTCATCCACCGAGCGCTGATACGCCCGGCGAGTTTGCGTGCTGATCGTGTGGCCGTGCGAGCGCCAGCCGCCCGCGATCCATTGCTCGAACGCGATCGGCCATATCTGCGCCTTGATCGCATCCTCGTCGCGGTCGTCCACGCCCAGGCCGGGCTGGAGCGGTGCGTCGGGCATCACGACCCAGGAGGGAACCAGTTCGGTTCTAGTAGCGGTTGCAGTTGCCAGCATCATGCACCTCACGAGATGGGGCTGATCATCAGCCCCAGCCGCTTGCGGATAGCGATGAGCGCCCGCTCGCCGCGCTCCGTTTGAAAAATGTCGCACAGCACCACGTTCTTGCTCTGCACGCGCGCCGCGTTCGCCAACGCCACCAGCGCATCGAGCGCGTCCAGCCGGTTGAGGCCGCCCACCACGCACTTGTCCAGGTCAATCTCGACGATCTGCTCTTCGGTGTTGCGCCCCAGGAACGAAGCCAGGAGCGTGCGCTCATCGCCGCCATACACTTGCGACATCGCCTGTTCAATGAGCTTGCCCAAATCCACCTTGATCTTGTACATGCGCTTCTCCTATGCACCAATTACATTTCGGGCCGATGCGCCAGTTCCCCGAATCAATCAGTCGCTTGCAGGCTGGACATCGCTCGCGCTGTGCTTTTTCGCCATGTGGATGCCAAGCCCCCTGGCCTTGAACTTGTCGCCGCATTCCGGGCAGATCAACGTCGAGGCCCGGGCCTTCGCTTTTGGGGCGGCCTTCCGATGTCCATTTCGGTGCACCAATGTCACCGGCGCCAGATCGCCCAACGCCTCGCGCAATTGGCGCTGCAGTTCCGATGGATCCTTGAGCGCCGCTATCGCCTCATCCCGCTCGAGCAGGATGCCGACTGATACCAATTGATTGATCGTTGTCACGTTCATCGTTACCTCCGAGAGGCCCCTGGGCCTGGCCCCGTCAGGCCCAGGGGAAAGCCGGGAAAGGAGGAGAAACCCGGCGGAGACCACACGTGGCCCGCGACATTTGACGTCGTGGGCCACTCCCTCATGCGCCGATGTTCCCAGCGGCACTTGCACCGCCGTTGGTGTCTTGCTTTTCGGCGCCGTTCGGCCAGGCGTCCGGCATGTCATCAATAAGTCTCTGGATGGCCTGGCTGAATTTCCTGATCTTGAAAGCGCGCATGTAGCGTTCGACCTTTTCGCGTTGAGAAGGGTAGAGGGTTACGGTCGTTGTCTGAACTTGCTCGGCGGGAAGAATTTGATTCATTCAATCCACCTCTGGCACGGGGAAGAAGCGACCTACATATCGTGAAGCGACGTGCATTGCACGTGTCTTGGCATCATATCGAATGCGCCCCACGAAATGCTTCTTGTTGCGTCGTGCGCGTTGATGTGAGCGCTTCACAGACTCATCTCGAGCATAATCTCTTGCCCAGGAGCGCCGGCAATAGAGTTCGTCAATTTCTTTCTCTGTCAGGTCTGTTTTTGCCATGTGAACCTCTGTCTGTAAATCAGGTTATCAATTCGTTCAATCTATTGATAGGGTATCATACATTTCGTGATTTGTCAATAGATTTATAATTTTCGTAAGCAAATTGATCAAAATAGGTAGTAGACTATCAAGAACATGGAATCATTTGAAAACTGGCTCAACCAACAGCTTTCACAAAGAGGGTGGTCACAAAGTGAAGCTGCTCGCCGCAGTGGCGTCTCAGCTTCGATGTTTTCTCAAGTCATCAGTGGAGTTGCAAAACCAGGCCCGGACTTTCTCGACGGCGTAGCCCGCGCCTTTGGCCTGACCCGCCGTGAGGTTTACGCCCGTGCCGGCCGGATCGAGCCGGAGCCAGACAGCGATACCCCCAGCGCTCGCGATCTGCTCACCTATTTCTCATCACTCATGCCCGACCATCAAGCGGACGTGATCGAACATGCAAAAGCTCTCTATGCGCTGGAGAAAAGCGAAAAACCGTATCGCGCTGTTACTGCTGATTCAAATACTTAGCCCGTCAGCTCGCCTCGCCCTATGGCGCTACATGCGAGTCAGGGCATGGAGTTGCTGGGCAGGGGGATTGCCCAAGATCATAGGGGCATAGACATGAAAGGCCGTAGCCTCGCAACCATTGTCCTGATCGTTCTCGCAGCCGGCTGTGGAAACTCCAGCGCGCCAGCCGCCAGTCCCACTCAAGCGCCCGCGCCGCCGAAGGTGGCGCCAACGTCGGCCAGCTCGTCGCCCGCGACGGAAATCGCCCCACCAACCGAAACGCTCGCGCCCACGCAAACCCTCACGCCCACGGCCACCTCAACCTACACTTTCACGCCGACGCGCTTTGCAGCGCCCACCGCGGCGAGCAACACATCCACGCCCACGATCACACGCGCTCCGGCCACGTGGACGCCCGTACCCACCCTGCGACCGCTGCCCACGGCGCCGGCGGGTGGGGGAGGGGCCTGCTGCAAACATTGTGGCACAACCAGCAAGCCCTGCGGCGACACGTGCATCTCCAACAAATTCACATGCAACACGCCGCCCGGCTGCGCATGCCCGTAGGGGCGCGGTCACCGCGCCCGTACACCGCGCCCGTACACCGCGCTTATTTTGTGAAGCTTGATTACAACAATAGAGCGAAAGGATGAATCGAGGTGCAACCGAAGCGGGAAGAAGTGGGCAATCCGTGAACAAGTAACTCACCCGGACCGGTGAGGGGCTGATATGTCCACAGACATACTCGAGTGTCCGGAGGCGGTCAACTCGCCAAGTCTCAAATGGGGTTCAAGTGGTCGGAGGTTCAAATCCTCTCGCCCCGACTTTTACGACTGGTGAACACAAGAGATTGACCCAAGGCCGCTCTTGTGTTCACCGGTCGACCAAAATCCAACCTGCCCCCCAACAGGTGAGCATCCAACTCGCCCCCGCTTCCGGTTCAAAAAAAGCCAAAAACCAATTACCTGAACGAGTTCCACATTATCAGAACAAGCGTTCTCGAACCGGAGGCCAAATGAATACCCTATCACTCTCCAGATCAATTGAAGGATTCTTTCTCGAAGCCGGCGCCCGTCGGCTCAGCCCGAACACGATCCGCTTCTACCGCGCCATCCTGGTGCGCTTCCAAAAGTTCTTTGACGCCGATCCCCTCATCGGCGCGATCACCAAGGCCGACCTGCAGCGCTTCATGATCAGCCTCGATCACCTCAGCAAAAAGACGGCGCTCGGCCATCACGCCGGGCTATCGGCGCTGTGGCGCTGGGCGCTCAGCGAGGAGCTCGTCGAGCGCAACCTGGTGCGCGAGATCCCCGCGCCGGTCCCCGAGCAGCACACCATCATTCCCTTCACGCAGGTCGAGGTCAAGGCGCTGCTGGGTGCCGTGGACAAGAGCATGCCCTATGCCAGGCTAGGCCAGCGCGAATGCCAGCACAGCAACCCGGAGGCGCTGCGCAATCGCGTGATCATTTACTTGCTGCTCGACACCGGCATTCGCGCGTCGGAATTGTGCGGGCTGCGTGTGCGGAATCTCGATCTCAAGGCGCGGCACGTCACGGTGATGGGGAAGGGGAGTAAAGAGCGGACGATCTACTTTTCAGAGATCACGGCCAAGGTCATCTGGCGCTACCTGGCGCAGCGCTCCGATGAATCGCTCGACGCCTGGATGTTTCCCGCCTGGCATTCCACCAGCCCGCTCGACGCGCGCGATCTCTACCACGTGCTGCATCGTATCGGCCAGCGCGCCGGCGTTGCCGACGTGCACCCACATCGCTTTCGTTATACGTTCGCCATCCAGTACCTGCGCAACAAGGGCGATGTGTACACATTGCAGCGCATCCTGGGCCACACCACGCTCGACATGGTCCGCCGCTACCTGGCCATCGCTCAGACCGATATCGAAGCCGCCCACCGGCTCGCCTCGCCAGTGGCCAACTGGAGGCTTTAATCCCCTTGAAGGGGATAATAGCATAGGGCGAATCAACTCATCAGTTGGTCGGCTTGCTATTTTTCGGCATTGCGACAGTGCGCGAAATCATGTTGCCGGGTTGCCTGATTGATACCTCGACGGCCCCCAGCTTGTCCCACGATTCAATACGCGCCGCGATCACCTCGAGCGCCAACGCGATTCGATCCAGGCTTCCAGCAATGGACACCAGCGCAACCGAATCGGTCCCGAGAGCCTTGAGCGCCTCACGATCAAGCGCCTCAAGCGCATCAGTTGCCGTGATATTCATTGCTATGTGGTTCCAATCCCATTCGCTATCGCCATCAGCCTAAGCTTGTTCGCCAGCGCCACCACCGTCGCCAAGTCGGTGCTGGCAGCGCCCAATGAGTACGCCGTCTGCGGCGTCGCGGAGTTGCATCCAAATCCTGTCGAACACCTGATATTTCCCGTCACGTCAAGCGTGTAGGTTGGCAACATCTTAATGCCCACCGCGCCACCGAAATAATTGATGTCAGTAGTTCCTATCTGATTTACGCCATAGCCAGTCGTAACTCCAGCGACTTTTTGCGCCGCGATATAGAAACCACCAGCCTCTGCGATGGCACCCCCAGCGGTAACGGCTGGGCTGTCGGCGCGGTAGGCATATCCGGAAGATACACTAGACGTTGCATCGACAATCACGATCGATCGCGTTCCCGCCAACCGCGCATTTGCACCTGCGACAATCGCACCACTTACCGCACGCACGATGTTATTCAGACCATACAACTGTGACGAAAACGTATATGCTCCGCTTATGCGTCCATCGTTTGAGATGGCGGCTACAGTTTGACCGTTATCGGCAGTCATGGTCGCAGTTATGACATTGAAAAGATTATACTGAGTCGCCACAGGGTCGGCGGCTGTCCTGACCAAAGACAGACCAACGGCTGCTGTAGGTGTGTAAGCAAGCGTTGGGCTGCCTGTCAGGCCATTCGCGGTGGTCCAATACGCAAGATAACTGCTTGCGCCAGTTCCAACCGGCACAGTTCCAGACGCATCTGGAAAAGTATATGTCCGTCCAGTTGCGCCGAAAGCCAATGTCGTCGCGCCACCTGTCATCGCGATGGCTGCATTTGGAAGAGAGAGTGATGCCGAGGTCCCTCCAAACACGATTGTTCCTGCCGACCACCCGAACGTGGCCGCCGCCGTCGCTACCAAGATTTGACCTGCAGTCCTGCCCGCCACCGTGTGATCCGCACCATCAATCGCGTGAATGGGGACAGACGTGCCGATCCGGAGCTTTGTCTCGATCGCCTCGATTGCTGATTGAAGCTCATTCACATCGACGGCCATCACGTCGTCGATGCCGTCTGTTTTGGGAATATAGGAATCCAGGTCGCCAGGAAACACACTCGGAAAGGCCATGCTATGCCTCAGTCTTTGGGGTTTCAGGGACAGGCGGCTGCAACTTCTTGACGATGCTCTGCACCATGCCAATCAAGTGTGGCATGTCTTTCACCGCGATTTGCATCGGAGCATTCAAGAGAACCTCTTGGATGTAGCCCGCTTCTTCTTGAGTCAGAGTGACGCACACCAACGGTTTATCTTGTGATTCCATCTTTAGCCTCCAATTCAACGATGCGTGCTTCGAGTTGTGCGACCTTCTTCGCCAGGTCGCTGTTCAAAATCAAATCATACACCATCGCCCTCACCAGCAACCCGATCGGATCAGCCTGCGGAGTCGCAAACCGCCACGCCATGTTGCCCGTCGCGTGATCCCTCGTGATGCAAACCTTGTCTTCGTCCATCGTCGCCAGGTCAACCGCATCGAGCGCGGCAAATTCAGCTTGTTTCCCGTTTCCGTTGTTGCTCATAATCCGTTCCTTTCCTAATTCGTTGTTCTCCCTCAATTCTTCTTGCAGAACACGACCTCAATATAGGCAGGTGTCACCGTCGCCGTCGCCGCATTCGTCCCCAGCGCCGGATCCGCATAGTCAAATCCCGAAATCATCTGGTACACCGACCCCGCCGCCCCATTCTGCGACATCGCCGACCCCGCCGCCGTCGCCGCAGAGACAAACTTCGTCACGTCAACGATCTGATCCTGCGCCCCCTGGTTCTGATCGTGCCTGTGATGATGCACGCCGCCCGAGTGCGTGTGACTGTGCGAGTGCGTCCCGCCGCCGCCCGTTCCGCCATAAGTTGCAGCGCCTCGCACAAACAATCCATCCAGCGCGCTCACGCGAGTCCACCCCGATGGGCAAGCCGCATCCGCCATCAAAATGATTCCCTGCGGAAGCAGCGCATACAGAGAGCCGTCCCCCGCGCCCCCGTCGTGATTGTGCGTGTTACCCAGCCACGCCATATTATCCGTGATCTGGGCATTCCACACAGCCGCCGTGATGTGCGTATTCGTCGTTTGAGTGACCGGTGTCGACCAGGCCATGCTCTAATCCTTCTTGCAGAACACGACCGAAATGTAAGCGGGCAAGCTGCTTCCCGCCGTCGCATCACTGGCCGTATCCGCCCCACCGCCCGACGCCGCGCCACTCTGCATCTGGTAGGCAGTTGCTCCACCACCACCCGTCACAGTCATCGCCACCCCGTTCGAGCCGGTCGCCACGATCAAATTGGCGCTCGTCGTCTGATTCTGCGCCCCATAGTTCTGCCCGTGCGTGTGAGCCGCCGCCGTGTGCACGTGGCTATGCGTGTGCGTATCCGCCCCGCCCGTCCCACCGTAGGACGCCGCCCCCCGGATCATCTTGTTATCCCACGCCGAGACCCGCGTCCACCCGGTCGGGCACGCCGCGTCAAAGATGGCGATGAGTCCAGAGACCACCGCGAGCGCGCCCCCGTCGCCGGCGCCGCCGTTGTGATCGTGGCTCGTCCCCAGCCACGTCATGTTGTTCGTGACCTGCTCGTTCCACACGGCGGCAGTTACGAGCGTCCCCGTCGATTTAGTCGCCGGCGCTGTCCATGCCATTCTACCCTCCCGCCGTATTGGTAATAGATGTTATCCGTAGGGGCGCGGTCCCCGCGCCCTCGCCCTCGCCCTCTGCCCCGAGTCCATGCTCGGCATTCTCCATCTCGAGATCGCTCAGCGATTCCCCCGGCGCCCAATTCCGATTTCCCATCTCGCGCCGGAGCAGCGCCGCTTCAATCGCCGCTCGATCGTCAGGGAACACAACCTGCATCACATGTCCGCCATTCTCGTCATTCCCGCATGACAGACAATAGAAAATCGGCTCGCCCGGATCGGCCTCCTCAGCCCCGCTGCACGCCGGGCAGCGCACGATCCAGCGGCCATGATTGATCTCAGCCTTCACAGCTCCCTGCACGGACACCTTGAAAGGCAGCCACATCGCGCCGGCCTGAGTCGCCAACCAGGCGACTAGCTTCGTGCCATTCTTGAGGGCGCCAATGGTATCGCGTGCCGTTCCTATCCTGGCGCCGCGGCCGGTCTGCGCAAAAACAATTCTATCGGTTGCGTCCATTTCTCCGTTCCTTTCCCAATCCCCCTACTGTGGGGGGACAATCCGTTCCTTTCCCAATCCGTTGTTATCGCGTGTCAAAACGCCAGTCTCGTGTTCGTCCCCAGCTCGTCATACCCCGCCACCCCCAGCTGCCAATACGCCTGAAACGCCGCCGACGGCTCCAGCGTCCAGCGCGTTCTGATTGCCTGCATGGACTCCATGCTCTCATGCTCGATCTTGGCAATCCTGAACGAGTGAGAGATGCCATAATACGCCGACGTGAACGTGATCAGCGTCCCCAGGTCATACCCAAACTGCAGAGAGGGCCGATCCACGATCTCGACCACCACAGTCGGCAGCGGCGCCGTCAGCCAGCTCAACAGCCAATCGCTCAGGTCATTCGCCACCAGCGTCTGCTGCTGGAACGGCAGTTCGAGTGTCAATTGCCGCGTCCCATACAGCGCCTGGCTCGCCGAATTCTCCGAGATGCTGGCCGACACATTCAGCGATTCGAGCGCCTTGCCCCGCACTTTCAACAGCGTGACGTAACCCTCAAAGCCGCTCCCATTTGTCAGCACCAATTTGATGCTGCCAGAGAAGATGGTAGCGACCACCGTGAAACTTCCTGTCAAATTCGTCCCGCCCCCATCCGCTTGCGTGTTCATCGTATAGTCGGTGGTCGCCACGGGTGCGGCCACGTCCTGCGCGATCGTCGCGTTATAATTCTGATCCCTGAACGTGCCCCACAATGTCACGGCAGTGCCGGGCTGTACCGCTCGAATCTCGTCCAGCCTCCAGATCTCCCCCAGCGAAGCCAATTGTCTTGGATAGGCCCGCACACTGACTTTGTTTTTCACAGAGTCCCACGGGTTCGTCACCTCCGGCTCGTTCCCCACCTCCGCCTCGGTCAGCGCCAGCGCCGCAGCCTCGAGCAAGAGCGTGTGCCGGCTCCTGAAATAAATCTGCCCGTTTGCCTTGATGGTCGTCAAGCCCATCTCGCTCTCGGTCAGATCATGGATCGCGTCGAAGCCGCTCTGGTCGTTGATCCAACCATAGGGAATCACATCGCTACCCACATCCAGCGATTGCCCCCACGTCGCCAGCCAGCCGATGTCGTCAAGCACATCATCAATCAGCACATCCGCCGTCGTGTTCGCTCGCAGCGCCACTGTCGAGTGTCGGTCAGACAAAATGCGCCATCCATCGCTCGCCTCGATGCGGGTCAAAGCCGTCTTGCGCCCGCCCGTGTTCGGGATCTCGTCAATCTTGCCACGGAACAAATCATACGTCCCGCCGCCCGACCCGTCTTGAACCCTCAATCGAATTTCCCGCCCAGGCTGCACATTCGGGTAAAGCGGGCTGGTCAGATACCACGGATCGTAGCGCCGGTCATAATTGTCCAGCGATAGCGAGCAGCCGCCCACCTGCGCCCTCGCAAACCGAGACTCACCGCTGGCCGCCGACGTGAACATGCCCTCTCTACCTCGCGTGATGGAGAGTCCCTTCAGCCGGTTGTGTTCTCCGCTTCCATCAAACAATCCGTCTCCATCCCAATCCACCTCGAGCGCCCAGAGAAGATTGTCACTCACGGTAACTCCATACTTGGCGTACCCGTATTTGAATGTGCCGTATCGCGCCATGTCATGCTGTCCTCGTTCGCTTGGCGCCCGCCCACCAGCCATTCAGCACCGGCGTCAATCTCGATTGGACTTCACGCTCATCGGCCAGGCTCATCATGGGAGCATAGACGAAGGTGAATCCACCCCCACCAGCGCCAGCCGGATTGATCGTCTCCCCGCCATGCGCCACGACGAGCTGAGGAGAACCCAACGCGCCAGGGACAGTCCCGCCGCCGGCAAAGCCAGGCACTTGAGCGCCTCCAAGCCCGATTCCGCCGATGCCAGGGATGCGAAACCCAACGCCCTTCGAGATTTCCTCTGGCGTCTTGCCCATCATGCCGCCGATCATCCCAATCCAGAATTGAGTCCCCATTTCCATCGCAAGCGGAAGGATTGCCTTTCCGATGTCCCCTGCCAACTTGGTCCACACCGGCCCATTGGTCAAAGCGGCCTTGATGCCGGCGAAAGCCCCTTGACCTACTGCCGCGCCCGCGGATGAAAGGGCCGCTTGCGTCTTGGGGTCATTCACCCACGTTTGAATGTTCGCCAGCACGCCGCCAATGCCCTTCGTGCTCAACGTGTTGAGCAAGCCAGCACCAGCATCTATAGCTTTAGGTAAGGCTTCGGCCAACCAGTTTGTGATAGTGTCAATAGCTTTGACCACAATAGGATTGTCCAGCGCCTTGATGAGTCCGTCACCCAATCGAGTCAAGCCAGGCAGCATCGCTCCGCCGATCTTCTCCTCGATGTCGCCCAATTTGTTCTTGAAGATTTCCAACCTGCCCGACGCCGTTTGCCCCGCAGCCACCGCCAGCCCACCGAACTCTGTCTGCAACTCGCCCAGGATAACTTTCTGTGCGCCAGCGACGTTGTTGACCGCCATGAAATCTTTGATCTGCTGCTCTTGCTGGTCGGTCAGTTGAACGCCAACTTTCCGCAACGCTCCTACCCCCGCGATCGGGTCATTTAGCGCCTTACCTAACTGAATCGAGGCAGTATCCACCGAGCCAAATTTCTGCCCCATGTTGAGCATGGCCTCGGTCGCCAGAGGGAACACGTCCTTGCCGATGTTGGTAAAGGTCAGGAGCATGGACTGACCCTTGAGTATTGTGTCATCCTCGAACTTGGTCGTATTCTGAAAGCCTGTTGCGAGGGCATTCAGCGAATCAAGCGTCATACCCGACGCGCTCTTCGTCGAGAGCAAAGTTGCGGCGAGATCGGCCTGGACATCTTCAGCGTCTGCCGCTGCCTTGGTGGCCACCAAAAGGCCGCCAGCCAGGGCCGTTGCTCCTCCGAGCGCAACGCCCAACCCAACCTTGAGCGCGCCAGCGGCGATATTGCCAATCTTAGATAATCCGCCGCTTGCCTGGTCAACCATCGTGACGATGATCTTAAGTTCTTCGCTCACGCTCTATCCTCTTTGGATTTCGCAATCAGATTATAATACTCGGCCCACCGCACCCGCCACACGTATCGTCGAGCAGGAGAGACATTTTGCTCCCCGCGCACTTCCCACGGCGGAATATGCCATGCGCTCGACGCCTGTATCGCCCCTAACCAGGCCGGGCCTTGCCCCTGATGGTAGACGGCAGTGATCAGCTGCCGTCGCTCGGAGGGTTTACGGCTAACCCGCTCACAGCCGAAAAGAACTCCCTGGCGACATCAAAAAACTGTGGGCGCAGCAGCCTGCCAACAACCCTGAGCGCCTCAGCTTCAGCCAGGTAGGCGCCAGCCTCATTCACGATAAACTTGGCGACCACACTCCGCAGCCCCTTGATGCTGATGATGCCAGCACCCACGTTCTCCACGGCAACCATTTCGTCCACCGTCAGCAAATCCAGACGTTCTTGCGAGACGTTGAGTCGTATCTCGATCATGCTCTCCTCTATTCATGTAATGCGAATTCACAGAACAGCATCACGCATCCGCTCGACGTACCGCTGCACGTTGCGCCACTTGGCCGCAACACTGTCATGCTGAACGCGGCCCCGAATTTCACCCGACCGGCGCGCCGCCTCCCCCTGGTATGAAAGCGGCCAAGCCCCGGCGTGAGGTGGACAACGCGGAACCTCGGCTCCCCTTTGTATCTTGGATCAGGCTCAATGTCCCACTCAAACATTAGAGAGTTGCCAGCGCATTCACGACGATGAACGTGGCGAAAGCCGCAGCCGTCGGGTCGTATTTGGATGTGAATGTGCCCGTGACGATATCGTTGCCGTTCTGTTCGCCCAGGACAGAGAATTTCGTCCACTTGCCCGCCAAGTCCGCGATGAAGGTCTTGTAGGAATAGGTCGTGCCTGCCGTCGCCAACGCCGTTCCCTCGACCTTGAGTCTAAGCAGCCGGGCAGTCAGCGCGCGATAGAAAGCCTTCTCAGCCCGCGCCGTGCCATTGTGCTCGAACGTGATATCCAGCGTCACCCCCGGGTCGGCGCACTTGATGAAGCCGAAGCTCGACGTCCCGTCGCCCGAAGGCACTCCCATCCAACCCGTCTTGATAATCATGTCGAATCCCAGGAGCGTGTTGCTCTTGATTGTCGTCCCGACCGTTCCGCCGATGACATCCAGGTAAAGTTTCGACTTGCTGAAGTTCATCACTTCCAACGTCGGCAGCGTCAAGCCCGTCGGGCCACCAGAGAACCAATCCTGGATCGTGCACGAATTCGCTCCCTCATCTACCAACGTCTCGGTCACGACGATCTCAGCCGCCACGCCACCAGTCACTACCGTGTAGATGCCATCGTTATTGGCCGTGTCCGTCACCTTGATGGTTGTACCCGTCACGAATCCAGCCAACCCATTTGCTGCATCCGTGATTTTCTTGGTGCTTGCCACGAAAGCCATCGAAGCGGTATATTCCAAAACAGACACGCCTCGTCCCGTCACCTTGGCGGACATCTCAACAGCACCCTTGCCCTTGCCGCTAATTTTGATTTCTTCAGCGAAGCAGTAAGAGGCTTCTTCTTTCTCGTTGTTGTCGCCGCCTTCGATGGTATAGGTGCGAATCGTGTTGGGCGACGTTGTCGGCATGGGATAGGTATAAATCTTACCCGATCCCGCGCCATCGGCCACCCCCGTACCGATCGCTTTCACACCGCACTCGAGCAGCAGAGGCAAATGCTCGAAACTGGCTGGCACAGAGTCAAGCCCCAGAGATGCGCCCAGGTAGGGAATATAATAGCGGTCAACCCCGCTCATGTACCCAACGTCCTCCGGCGCCTCCACCGGCACGCCCAAATCCTCCAACACACCCAGGCCGCGCCAGGGAATCGTCGCCACGCCCGCCGTCCCCTGCACCGCTTCGATGTAGAGTTGCAGTTTCCTCATCGCCTTAATCCCGTTAGCCATTGGCCCTCCTCTATTCTGTGAACGTTGATTACCAATGTAGGGGCGCGGTCTCCGCGCCCTCCGCTTTTAGGCAACCACCGTCATCTGCTTCACGCCCTCAACCTTGAAAATCCACCCGAACGTATCCACGCCCGCCCAGCTCAGCGGCCCGAATGTATACGTGATCCGGTCAAACGTGTCAATCGTGTGATTGAATTGATCCGCATCCCGGCCCTTGAAAATCGTGTTCGGCACCGACTCGGCGAACCCCAACGCCTCGCTCACCGCCCGCGCCAGGCCCTGCGACCGCGCCACGTGCAGTTCCACCGTGATCGAATGCAAGCCCATCTTCATCCCCGCCGGGCCGCCTTCCCACGCACCAGCGCCCGGGTGCACCGTCATAAACGGAAATGCAGCCACCTGCTCCGGTGGATCGTCCGGTGCGCTGCGCACCGTCGTCAGCGCCGCCACCAGGTCCGCCATGATCTCGTCAATCGCGCTCTGCAGAGTCACGGCCATCAACGCCTCCCCCATGCAGCCTGGATGTCATTGCCCAGTTGCTGCAGATAGCCCCGAATCTTGTTCAGGCTATCCTCAAACCCGCCCCGCAAAAACTTCCGAGGCTTCAATCCGCCCCGCTTCCCGATGATGCGCGCCACCTGCCATCCGCTCGCGAACCCGTGCCGGCTGGCCCATACATCCAGCGCAGCGCCGGGCGGCCAGTGCCCGCTCTTGTGGCTCACCTCGGGATCCCCCTGCCGCCCAGTGCCATACTCCATTGCGCGCGCCTTGAACCACAGCGGCGATCCAGCGCTTGCATTGAGCATCCCGACCTTCGCCCACAGCGGCACCTCGCGCTTATCCACCTCGTACTGGATCATGTTCACCAGGTGGCCGGTATCGTGCGCGTCTCGAGCCGCCCGCTCACGCGCCGCCGATTGCACCGCGATCCCGCTCCGCTTCCAAAAATCCTCCAGCGGCTTGCCAATGAGCTGCGGCCCCAACTTCTTCAGCAACCGCTCCAATCCCTCGATCCGAACCTGTGCCGGCATCACATCCCCAAAATGTCAAACTTGATGTAGGGATTCATCAAGATCGCCAGATCGGGATCGTCGCGCATCATCTGCTTCAGCACGCCCATTTCCGGTGACCCGACCACGCCAAAAATGGCATCCTTCCGCTTGAACAGCTTCTCACCCGCCAGCAAACACGCCTCGGAGATCGGCTTGGGCACCGCCGGCCACCCCCACTTGCCGATCAGCTTCACGCCCTTCGACAGTGTCGGGAACGAATACCGGCCCTGCGGCGTAACGCAGATCTTGGTATAGGGCCAACCATCCAGCGCGGCGCTGAACGGTTCCAGATCGTAATCCGTCGCCAACCAGGTAGTTTGATAGGTTCGGCTGCCGCCCGCATCCGTCGCCAGCGTCGTCACGCTCACCAGGTCCCCGGCGTAGAGCACGTCGACGAATTCGGCCGTGAAATAGCGCGTCGCATCACTCGCGTCCACGTAAAATCGCCGGCTGCACTGCATGTCAATCGCCCGGCTGATCGCCTCCACGATGCTCTCCAGCTTGGCATCGTCATCGGAATCCTTGATGCCCAGCCGCGCCCGAATCTCAGCTAAACTCGCGTAACCATTTGTGATTGACATGGCCACTATGCTCCCAATCTGAGCAGTGTCAAATTCGCGTACCGCATAACCACATTGCATGCCGAATTGAGGCTGGCCAATCCCAGGCTGATCAGGTCATTCATAGCCAATGTTAGAATTCCTGTCCCACTTACAGAATCCGGGTCGCCAGACATCACGTACCGAATCGCCGAGGTTTGGAGAGCTTCACTTCCATTGATAAGGACAGCCCCCGCAATACCATTCGACGAATCGATCTCGAAAGAGATCTGCCAATTGATCAAATATTTTCCAGCAGTTAATACCAACAATTCCTTGCTGTTTTGGAACGTCATCCCGCTGCACGCCCCAGCCGAAAAACCTCCGGCGATTTCATACATCGTATCAGCGAGCAGGATTTCGACGGCCTGCGTGACATTGTTGGCATACATTGAACCATAGACGGAGGAACCACCTCCTGCCACGTCGGCCATCGTCGCAAACGGATTGAGCGCCGTCGGGCTGGCTGCCCCGGCCAGCGCCGCACTGATATTCGTACTCAGTCCATGCGCCGTCGCGAGAGAATTGTGCGCATCAATCAACGTCTGCAACGCAGACGTCTCAGTTTCCGGCGCAGCGTCCAGCGCCCGCAGGCCCTCGATAGAAACGGCTCCAGCCCCCGACGGCAACGCGAAATTGAATGACGAGTTATCCGGCAGCGTGCACCGGTACCTCTGATCCAGTCCAGCCTCCAGTGTGACAGAAAACGCCCCCAGGCTATTCGTCGTGGCCGAAACACTATAGCTCGGGAACGTATTGCTGGCATTGAACGTCGGCTCTTCCAACTCAAAAATGATCGCGCCCCCCACCCAGGGCGTGCCATCAGATTCGAGCACCGTTCCGGTCACTGTTCGCGTCGCCATCGCTCAGCCTCGCAGATAACGAATGTGCGCCGTCACGCACGCCGTCAGCGCGTCGCTGCCAGCCACGCTGATCGTGAGCGGCTGGTTCAACGGGAACCGATCATGCGCGTTCGTGATCGCCGAGTTCGCATTGTCCACCGGCTTTTGCCTGGGCGCGTACAGCCCATCCGTCGCATTATTCGCCACCGCCAGAATGTTCCCGCCGCGCTCGGTGTACGCGAGTGTCACATCCGTCGTATTGGGCGCGCTCGCGTGGTAATCCAGGAACACATCCAGCAGGAACCCATGCAGCGCCTCCGTCTGTGCGCTCCCCACCGCGGCCGCATCGTCCCCCGTCGTCGTTACCTTCACCTTGACCGTGCAGATTTCACTCATCGCCTGCTCCTACGTCCCTGGGCATTCCCAGGGGCTATTCGTGTAATACCAGTTATCTGTAGGGGCGCGGTGCCCGCGCCCCTACGATGCTATCGTCTCCTGCCCGATTTCGTCGCGCCTTCGACGACCACATGCGGCGCGCTCGGTTCGTCCAGCGCAGCTTCCCCGCGCAACACAGCCTGGCGCACCATCCGGTCCTCTGGCGGCTGCTCAATCACGCGCGTCTCAGTCACGCCCTCGACAAATTCCAGCGTGCCCGGCGAATCGCGATTCACCCACGCGGCCACGCCCGCCGGCAGTTCGATCCAGTCGCCGCGTTTCAAATCCAACCCGATCCGCTGATAGTCTCTCGTCGCCATAAACAACATAGCCCCCTCCTCACTCAGTTCGTGCTAACGGGTCCGACCTGGACCCACTTCGCACCGATGCAGACCAGAGGCAACGTGTCATACTGCCCAAGCGTTTGATTTCCGGCCAGCACGCCATTCGCCGTGTCGGTGATCACCACGTCCGCGTTGATGCTATTATAGAGAATGGTCTTTTGTCCGCTCGTGCACGCGCCCATCTCAGCCCCCAGCGCTGCCGCCGGCGTCAAGGTCACCAGGGATGCCGTAGGCGTCAGAATTCCACCGTCGGTCGGCGTGATACTCGCTGAGTTGTAGATGTTGAAACCGGAAAACGTTGTAACGCCGGCAACGGCCAATGTGCCTCCGACGCTTGTATTGCCACTGGTATCGGCGACGGTGAATTTGTTAGTATCCATCGCCAACCCGCCATTGAGCACTGTCGCGCCAGTGACCGTGAGATTCCCGCCAACAGCCACACCCGCGGTTGTTGTGGCAATGCCGACCAGGCTCGTCGCGCCAGTCACCGTGAGATTCCCGCCAACAGCCACCCCCGCGGTTGTTGTGGCAATGCCGACCAGGCTCGTCGCGCCAGTCACCGTCAGCGTCCCCGTGATCGCCGTATTATTCCCGATCACGCCGCCATCCACGGTCGAGCCGCTCACGGCCAGGCTGCCCGCAATGGTCGTGTCACCCGTCGCGCCATCCACAGAAAACTTTGACGTCGTCCCCTGGTTGCTGTAGACTCGAACATCGCCGCCATTCCAGATCTCGACGCAATTCCCGGTCGGCCCCACGCTGTGACACTTGATGCCGCCCGATATCAGCGCCTGCGATACCACCGATGGCGGCGCCAGCGGCGACGTCGGCGGCGCCGGGATCGGATACGTCACGCCCAGGAATCCGGCCACCAGCACCGCGATCACCACGATGATCCACGCGATGTACTTTTTATTCGTCTCGTTCATGTTCCTGCTCCTCATGCCGGCGAGGCGTCACCACCTCGCCGGCCTATTTTGTGAAGATACATTACCAATATGGTTGGAACGCCCTTACAGCGTGATGTCGTAGATCGTATCTGCGCACTCCAATCCGCTCGCCGCTCCGGTCGGGCTATAACGCCCGAAACCGAAGCGCAAGCTATACGTGATCGTGCTCTGATCCAGACCCGGGTATCGCTCGAACTCGGTCTTGACGCGCCGCCGCCAACCGACCTTGAACCCGCGCCGGTTGAACACTTGCACCGTGCCATAGCTATTGCCCGTGCTCGAGTGCACGAACCCCGTGGCCAGCGATTTCTTGACCGCCATGCTGCTGATGATCGGATGCCCGATCATGTCCCCGACCTGGCCATTCAGCAACGGCGAAGTACCGCGATATTGCCGCCATGCCTTGATCTCGTCAATCATCGCGATCGAATCACCCGTGTAGGGGTCTGCCACGAACACCAGGTCCTCGGGGGCCGTCGGGTGTCCCCAATCTTGCAGGTACGTCTCGTCCACCATGCGACCCTTGGCCGCCATCAGCGCATCCAGCGTGATCACGCCCGCCAGGTCCTTCTGATTCGCCGTGTTGTCCACCAATCCGGCGTGTCGAATCCCATCAAAGGCAAGGTAATGTTTTTCGCTTCCCGCAGGATCGCTGTCAATGTTGATGTTGTCGGGCGAAGCGCCTGTGGTCGTGTCGCCGTTGAGCACCGCGCTGTCCGCATAATGCGCCAACGAGAGCTGCGCCTGGCGCCGGTAATACGGCACGAGCGGGATGATGCTGTCTTCTTCCATCTCCCCGGAATAGATCTGGCGAATGACGAACTTGTACGCCGTCACTGTCACGCGGTTGCTGCCCGTCTTCTTCGGCGTGTAAGCCGTTGGATCGCGCACCGTGTTCTCGGCAACGTATAACATCTCTGGCAAGTCAGCTTCCACCGGAAGATACGCCACCGGATCCGTCATTTCGAATGAATTCAGCAACGCGAACACACGCGATTCAGTCCGCGCCGCTTCCCACAGCTCGCGCACGTACTGCGCGCCGATGAGCTGCGAGCCATAGCCGCTGTCGGCTGTGTCCATCGCGCCCGTCTGGCCGCTGTCCGAGGTGCGCATGTTGATCGCGCCCAGCGCGCGCTGGTAGGCATCCATCTGCTCGAACTGCCCGCGCCCCTGCAGCGCCGCGTCGCGCGCGCTCAGCCAAGCCTTCGGGATCTTCGGGAACATATCGTCAATCGCGCGCTTATCCCACTCGCGCACCGTCGCCTCGGGCACGTAGGTCGCCTCGGACAGTTCCGTGAACGCCTTGCGCAATTCCTCGCTTGGCCCGTTGCTTTTGCCCATGCGCGCGGCGCTCGTCAGAACGTCGTGCGCCCACTCGATGTCGGCCAGCGTCAGCCCCCATCGCGCGAATTTGCTGCCAACCAGCTTCGGATCGCCCGCCCCGCCGAAGCGGAACTTTCGGCTGCCACCCTCGGCGCCGAACAGCTTATCCAGATACGTCTGGACCAATTGATTGATGCGCGCCTCACTCGTTTGCTCTCCCATCGTCGTCAAGCGCGCCTGAATATCTCGAACCAACTCCTCGTTGGTAGGTGTTGCGTTAGCCATTTTGCCCCTCCCTAAAGACTCGATACAATTCGGCCAGCAGCGCATCCCCTTCGAGGTGCGCATGCTGCTCGTTATCCTCCCCCGCGGGAGGCTCCGGTGGCGGCTCTTCTTTCGTCGCCCGCTCCAACACGGCCTGGATCAGCACCACCGCCTGCTCCAGGTCACCCTTATTCCGCGCGCTCAGCATCGCCCCGGCCCGCGTGCCCATGTCCGTGGCCATGAATTCGCCTTCGCCCTCCAGGAACAGCCCACGGATCTCCTCGGGCCCCAGCAAGGCCAGCTCCGCACCAGACCGAAACTCGGGCGCTTCTTTGTCGAACTGCTGATAATGCCGCGCCAGGTGATTGTACACGCCGCGCCGATCCGCTTCGGGAATCTCGGTGCCAGCCTGGAGCAGACGTGCCATCCCGGCAGCTACCCCACGCCAGACCACCAAACCCGCTGCTTCATGGTGCGGCAGCTTGTACGCCCGCTTCGTCGCGGGGTCCATCTCGGAATTTACCCAGGCTGCGATACGTCTCAAGGCGCTCTCCGTCGCCTCGCACTTCGCCATCTCGCCCGGCCCATCCCACGTGGCCGTCTCCGGTGCCTTGTCCGTCGTGTGCGGCGGGATCGCCCCCCGTGTCGAGGTGTTCACATCGCCCAACAGATCCTCGATCTCCCGGCCCAGGGCAGCCAGCGCACGGACCTGGTCTGCCTTGAGTGCATTCGGATCCGCCGGCACCGGCACGCCGCTGATATCAAGCAGATCGTGCCATGTCCGCTTGCCCTCCTGGACATCCTGCCAGCCGATGCTGACCGCGTTCAAAAATCCGCGCCGGTACTTGCTCTCGACTTGGCGCGCAAACTCGTCCGCCTGGTCGAATTCCACATCCGCCAGGAGTTGGCTGCCCGTGGCCTCCACGTTCGGCACACGACCGATAGGCAAATGTTGCCCCCAATAATCGTGCACCCACAGGAACACCGGGTTGCGCCGGAAATTATCCAATTGGAAATCGGCGGGATCGAGCGCCTTCCCATCCCGCGCCATCCCATCCGAGCTTGCCACGAACCGGATCGGCGCGCCGGGTTGTCCGCTCTCCGCCGCCTGCCGCTCGCAATACGCGCGCAAAAATTGCATCGCCATGTTCACCTCTCTATTTTGCGAATCTACATTACCAATACGAACGCCCTACCGCATTCCCGCCGTCATCGAACACCTGCAATCGATGTCCTCTTCCGCCAACCCAATCTGCCCCGGCGCCGGGCCGCGCCCAGCTCCCACCTCGAAATCCTCATCCAACTTGCGCGTCTGTCCATGCGCATCCACGTGCGTCTGTCGCGTGCGATCGTCGAGTCCGGCCAGCCACGTCTTCGTCGCCACGACGTCGCTCTGCCGCCACGCCTCCAGCGTCCCGCCGTTCGCCGCCCCGTTCACCTCCGTGCGCGCGATCGTCTCCGGCGTGCTGCGGATCCGCTCTGCCATCACATCTAGCACGCGCTGCTCGAACTGGGCAATATTCTCGCCCGTCGCGATCCCCTCCTGTAGCGACGACTTCAGTCGTTCCCACGTTGTCTCGTTCACGCGCTGCGCGAACCGCTGGGCGCGCCGCTCCAGAAACCGCGCCACCGCCGGCTGCGCCACGTCGAACGCCATCGTCAGCGCCAGGTCCTCGAGCGCCTGCTGCCCCGCATCCTCCACGATCGTCAGCAGCACCGGCCGCGCCTCTGTCCTGAATGACTTGATCCACTGCGCCATGTCGAACGGCTCATCAGCCGCATCCTCCACCGAGCGCGCCGCCCGCTGCTTCAATCGCGCCAGCACGCTATCCTGCTGTCGGCGGAACAAGTCCACAGTCACGCGCGTCACCTGCTTCTCGTACCCAGTCGTCCGCCGCACGAACCGCGCAAAAAGCCGTTGGTGCTCGTCTGATCCGTACTCGACTACGCGCGTCTGAGCATGTGTCACGCCCGCCTGCCCGCCAGCAGGGGGTTGCTCCTGGCCAGCCTGCGCAGCAGGGGCTGCAGGCGCTGCAACCGGCGCCACCTCGCCACTATCCACCGGCAACAAATTCGCCGGCGCCCACCAGACATCCCCCCACGGCACTGGCTTCAGCCCCTGTTCATCGCGCCACTCGTTGATCACGATCACCCCGGCGCCGATCTGCTCCTTGGCCCGCGTCCACTGCGCGCCTTCTGCCTCCTGGAGCACGCCGATCTCTGACGCATCGAACTCGGCCACGTCCGCCTGGTTCGGAAACATCGGCAGAAGCTGCTCGGTGATCTCCGTCGAGATGAACTTGCCCTGCGGCAGTACGCAATTCTCCCAGGCTGCCTTCAGCGCCGAGTTATAATTTTCGTAGGTGCGCTGGCCGCCGACCAGATCAATCGGCCAATGATACGCCCGGCAAATATCCTCCAGCGACCACTTCAGGCCGCCCAGAAACTCGGCCTCTTTCGGGTTGAACCCGACCGGCTTGACCTCGGCATCGAAGCGAAACACCGCCCATTTGTGCGACTTGTCCACGCCCTGGAAGCGGCGCTTGATTGCCTCCTCGATCGCCTTGGCCTGTTCATCCGTGAATGTCTGCCCCGCTCGCGGCGACACCATCCCGCCCATCTGGATGCCATTGTCAAACAAATTTTTGTTCGACTTCATCCCCGCGCTCGCGTAATCCGCCGCCAGCCGTGCCGCGGCCAGGGGCGACAATGGCGCATACTCGTCATTCGGATTCGGAAGCCGAATCCATAAGACCTCAGACGGCCGGTAGGCCACCTCGCGCACGCCATTCAACGGAAGATAATAATAACCTGCGATGTATCGCTCCGGATGCGGGATCACCCGCACACGATCCGGCCGCCCCCACCAAATCTCACTCGGCGTCTGCACCCCGCTGTCCCCGCGTTCCAGAAACCAAAACGCCTGGCCCCATAGGCACAGGCTCAGTTCCGTCATCTCGATCAGCCGGTTGAATGTCCAGAAATCGTTCACCTTCTTGAGCAGCGAATAGAGCGGCCCGCCTGTCACCTGTGACCGATCACCCCGCGCATTCAATTTATACAGCGCCAGCGGCAGCGACGAGAGAAATTGTGCCCGCTGTGTCGCGCAGGCATACACGCCGTTGCTCGTGGCGATGTACTGGCCGTACTCCGCGGGTGCCCACTCCTCAATCGGATGGCCCCACGCCTCGTCGGACCGCTCCACCACGAGCGGCCCCAGCACAAACGCGCGCATCGCGAACCGAATTCTATCGATGAGATTCACAGCACTGGACTCCCCATCTGTGGGAAAATCACCACGCCCACCACCGACCGTTTCGGATCAGGCAATTGGTACGCCGTGTCATTGAACATTTCTCGCACCATCATCTGCCCGTCGGTCCCGTTCGCCGACAAGACCTGAACCGCCCGCCAGGTAGCCCTGGGCTGCCCGGCCAACCCAATCAGCGCCAGGACCAGGCCCCCCGCCTGCAGCGCCACGTCAATCTGGTCAATCGGCGCATCAACCCGCTCGCACTCCACACTCTGTCGTTGTGGCCCCATCGGATCTCCTCTATTCATGTAATGCGCGTTCACCAAATAGACTGAATCAGCTACGAGAATCGCTCGCAAACATTGCAGAAAACGAGTTCCCCAATTTCAATTTTTGCCTCTTGACAAATCGCGCTATATAGCGTATAATCCTAATCAGGAAATCAAGAAAGGACAAAAAAATGAACGAGCAAGAAACCCACGACTACCTGAAAAAGAATGGAATCCGCTCTCAAGATATCAATCGCGGACATGGGGGGATTATCGTGACGGTATGGTTTGTTGGCCGAAACCGAACCCCGGAAGCCGTGCGAAACACTCTCGCAAGCGAGGGATTCAAGGATGGCGGCGGAATCCCTGGAACGATGGAAAATTGGCAGAAGACTTTCACGATGCCATCTGCCCAAGAAATGATGAATTGGTAGGAGATCAAAATGGATATCATTGGAAGCAAGAAATTTGAATCTATCGAGAAAGCCTGGCAAGCCGCCAGTGGCCCCAACACACCTGAAGCATGGGCCGAAATGCTCAAGTCGCTTGGCGTCGCTCCCGAAGATGTTTGCCGTTCCACCTACATTTACGTATCGAGTGAGCGCGAAATCATCGCCTGCAACAAGCGCAGCCATCAAAGCGATCCTGCCGATGAGGAGCGCAAAATCGGCTATTTATCGGCCTACACCATAAATCTCAATGGAATAAAAAAGGCAATGGGCGGCGAGCCGATCAACGCGCCCGGAACGCGCCCAGACACATCGCTCTATCTTGGCGATGAGCGCCGCGCATGGCTCAAAGAGCATGGAGGAATCCAGCCAACGGTCCAAGCCATGATTGATCGCGCCATGAAGCGCAATCCGTAGCTGATTCAGTTGTCAAAGTTCCAATGGGCCGCCAACAGGGCGGCCTTTCTATTTTTGTAATTACACTTCACAAAACGGGCGCTAGTAGATTAACTTCCCATCCAGCACATTCACCAGCTTATTAAACGCACCGGATGATCCATCCCCCTGATCACGAAATGCCCCGTTCGGAATCGCCGTGATCTCGTCAAGCCACGGGCCATTCCATAGGCCACGCACCAATTTCACATTCCCCGCCTCAGCCTGCGCCGCGAGCGGCTCCATTCGCACATCCTTGTTGCCGGTGGGTCGTTCGGCATGAACACTAAAACCGGCCAGATTGCGCGTCGTGGACTCGGCAGACTCTTTGCCACCGCTGCCAGGCTCCTGCTCATGCCAGATCTCCACGTGCCCACGCTGCTGATCCAATTGCGCCGTCTGCTTGATCGTCGTTTCACGCTCCAGCGCCGACCATTGCCCGCGCACCACGTCCTCGATGAAATACTGGCCGCCCGCCGCCGCCATCAACACGCCCGCTGTAAACGCACCGCCGCCCGCTGTGCCCGCCTTATCCCAATAACGCACCCGGCGCGCAACGGTGGGCGCAACGTTCACAATCTCAAACCAGCTGCGCTTGAACCGATTCCCCTCCGGTGCCCTGGGCGATCCCTGATACTCGGCGTTCCACACCAGGCTCCCCACGTCGCGCTTGAGAGAAGCGAGCGCATCAATGCTGAATCGCTTTGGCGCCAGCGGCTCGCCGGGCGCGCGCCCGAGCAGATCAGGCTGGCCGGTCGGCAACCCCAAGCGCCGGTCGTTTTCGTCGCGCTCCTCTTGCGTCTCGGCCAGCGCCGGCAGCCGCAAAATCGTCCACTCGTCGCCCCGCTCGCCGATCAGCCGCCCCGCCAGATCGTCCTCGTGCCAGCGTGTCATGATCAAGATGATCACACCCGCTTCCAAGATGCGCGTGCGAAACGTCGACTTGTACCAATCCCACACACGATCTCGATACGTCTGGCTCTGAGCTTGCTCCCAATTCTCGAACGGATCGTCAATGATGCCGAGCATGGCGCCGTGCCCCGTGATCGGCCCGCCCACGCCGGCCGCCAACATGCCACCGCGCCGGCCGGCGATGCTCCACTCGTTCACCGCGCGCGAATCGCGCGGCGTACCCACATCAGGAAAGAGGCGCTGGTACTCATCGCTCTCGACCAGGTTGCGCGCCTGGCGCGATTTCGACCCTGCCAGGTCCGCCCCATAGCTGGTCAAAATGATCGGATCGTCGGGATGACGCCCCAGCCAATATGCCGGCAATCGCACGCTCACCAGTTCGCTCTTGCCGTGCTGAGGCGGCGCGAAAATCATCACGCGCCGCAGCTCGCGAGCAGCGACCCGGTCGAGCGTCGCTCCCATCAGCTCATGCACCGGCTCCGGTACATATTGGGGGAATGTGAACTCAACAAAATTGAGTAGGTTCGCCCTGGCCTTGCGCCTACGAAGAAGTTCCTGAGCTGCTGCTTGGGCGGTAATCGATGGACTTGTTCCGCTTTCGACAGTTACAGGAATTACAGAGCGGCTGGATGTTAGAGATGCTGTTAGTGCCACCAAGAGAAAGGGGGATAACATGATCTGGGGACAAATTGGCTTCTTTGCCGCAACAAACACAACGGTTACCGTACTTGCAGCACAGTTCGTGCCATTCAGCAGCAGTGAAATGAGGGCCAGCGTTAAGCTCACGAGCCCGACGACGATGCCGCGCCGCAGCGAACACTTCTTTGCCATGTTCTGTGGATCGATACCAGCGTGCATATTCGCGCTCGCGCTGGACAATAAGCGAGTTCTGCCGACGCTTTGCCATCGTCTTTCGGTTGGCATCCCGCTGATATTTAACAGCATCCGGCATAGCACGGCTCGCAACAACGTCAGGGCGACGCATGTATTCGCGTGCTGCGTTCCGATTGCGAACGACTTGCTTCGGAGCCTGCCGATATTTCCGTATACACTGCTTGCAATAGTGCTGATAGCCATCACGACTCTTGATACTCTTGTGAAATTCACCAAGAGACTTGGTCTGTCTACATCTACTGCATGTCTTGGTATCCATGCAACAGATTATACAATGTTAGTTTGGTAAAGTCAAGCCTGCTCGTCCTGGCTTCCTGCGGCGATGGCAGCGAGTTCATCATCGCTCAGCTCGTCGGCCCGCTTGACCTCAATCGGGCCGTCCCCAGCTCCCACCAGGTGCAGCGTGTGCTCATCGCGCGTGATACTGACAATGTCATAGTAAAGTTTATAGTGCCCCGCGCTGGCCTCGCCGCCCTCCAACTGTTGAATGAGCGCCATGTCCACATCGGGCCCGAATTCATCCATGCGCCGGATGCGCGCCTGGCGTCCCATGTCGCGCAGGCTGATGGGGGGCTCGCCATACTCTTGATTCTCCCATTTGTCGAGCGTCTCGCGTGAAACGCCCAACCAATCCGCCAGCGCCGAGAGTGTCCCCAGGTTTCCCGCCTTGCGCGCGTCCTTGGGCAACGACCACCAGGCCGGGATAAACGCCTTGTCTTTTGGCACGCCGCAGGCGACAAAGTACCGCAGCCTATCCCGCCATTCCACGGGCGCTGATTTGAGCCACTCGTCGAGTTCGGTGAGAGTTTTGCGTTCGAGCAGCTTGCCGGTTTCATCAAAGAGTTTCCCTTGCCGTGTCATCTCACATCATTCAGGGGAGCGGTCTACGCCTAAAGGCGCTTTGTCACATCTGACCGCTCCATTCAAAAATTAGTCGCCCTATTGTTGTAATCGCCCTTCACGGAATAGAGGGCGTCTGTGCTTGCGCGTTATCCTTCCGGTCGCTTTGCAACTTCAATTCCTCGAACCCGTATTTCAACGTCAGATCGTCGGCCAAACGCGAGAATAGGCGCATCAACCCATCCGCCATCTGAATCAACGTGGTGAGTGTGACATACGAGATCACGCGCAGGATCGTGAATACCAAAACCACGAATCCGATAAACACATAATCGCGCCAGTCAGAAATCCCGCTCAGCACGATCGTTGCGATCAGGCCAAGCGCGCTGAGCAACATCGCGATGAGCCACACATCCATCGATTGCTTGAGTTGCCGGCGCATCCTGGAAATGTACTCCTCAAATTCTCCCAGGTCTCGATTGATCCGTCCGTGTGAATACGCAACTCGCTCTTCAGGCGTCATATGTTCCATTTATCTCACCTCCGGCCCAAGCTCGCAATGCGCTCCAACACTGCCTTGTCAATGTTCGGCTTTCCGCCCAATTGCTCAACCTGCTCCAATAGCGATTGGATGATGAGCACCAGTTCCTCGATCTGCTGTTGGTGCTCACGCCGCGCCTCGCCCATCAATGTGCCCACTTTGATCAGATCAGTTCTGAACTCCATCGCGCGCTTTTCTGCGTCCGCCGCCCGCGATTCCGATTGAGCCAGCCTCGCCTCAGCCTTCGTCAGCCGTGCCTGTACGTCCTCCCCAACTTTTTCGGCTGTTCTCGCGCGCACCTCTGCATTCCCCAAATCGAGTTTGAGCTTGACAATCTCAAAGTGCAACGCTTCGGCCAGCGCCTGGGCTCCCTCCGCGATGCTCTTCGTCGCCTCGTGCTGCGCCCGGTCCGCGTTCGCCTGTGCAACATCCATCTCTGCCGGCATCTTGCGCCAGGCGATCAACGCTAAGATCATCGCCGGAACTCCGGCGATGATCGCGATAAGCAGATCCCGTGCCAGTTGCGTCATGCGCGCTTGACCACCAGGCGCTGGATCGAATCAGGCAGCGGCAAGCCCAGCTTGGTCCATGAATCGAGCAGATCGCCGGTCAGCGTCGCCTCGATGGCGGCCCAGGTGATCGGCGCCAGAAAGCCCAGCCCAGCCGCGTCCCCGGCCAGCTTGATCGCATAATACACGCCGACGTAAGGCGCCAGCTTGCGAATCAAAAACTCGCCGACGCGGCCCAGTTCGAACGTGTTCGACTTGAGCGCGGCAGCGAGCGCGACCACGACATTGATGAGAGTGTGGCAAACGATGATCTTGACCCCATCGTATGCCCAGGCATTCAGCAGAATCGAGCGGAGAGTTTCCAACCAATCGGCCACGTGTCACCTCCAACAAAAAAGGCGCACCTCCCACACGGGAGGTGCGCCAAGGATCAACACATGGCACGTGATTAGAGGATAGCACGCTTTTTCTGGTCTGTCAAGCTATTTTGATAATGTGCATTCATGAAACAGACGCGATGTCCTAACTTCTTCAAGGTGGATACACTTTCTTTCTCTTCATTTGTTTCTTAATTCTTTTATTGTACCCCTACACGTGTGCGTTTACACCAGTAGACCGGTGCGTTTGCACCAGTAGCCCGGTGCAGCCGCGCGCATGTCCACAGACATACAGGTGCATTCGCGCGCGCTTGCACCGGTGCGCCTGGCACAAAGAGAGCCGGTCAGCGAAAATCGCGTGACCGGCTGAAAAAGTTACTGGTGTGTTTGCTGTGCGAATGCACCAGTAAAAACGTATTATTACGTTCTTACTGGTGCGTTTACATCAGTAAACCATTCTCTAGCATCGAATCCATGCGCCTCAAGCCAGCGATCATGCCGCACCTGGAGCACGTCGGCGAGCTGCTTGACCTGTGCCGGGCACAGCAGCGGCAGCCGCGTACGCACGGCCACCACATAAATCACGTGCGGCTCGACCCCCTGCCGCCGGACCTGGCCGACCTCATGCGCGACAAGCCGGTCAAACCCGCCGCCATGATGGTGCAACTGGCCATCCCCATTCGAGCGATTGACGCCCGCAACGGCCTGCTTGCCACAGCCGATCTGACCGGCCAAGCTCGGCGCCGTCCAGCGCTGGTCCGGAGTCCACTCGGATTTCTCTTTGCGATGATCGCCCTCGCGGATGATCTCCCAAATCGCCCACGCCACACGGCCCAATAACGGCCGCCAGAAACTCGACTCATACGACGTGACCGGATACCATCCGATCTCCTTCATATCAGGCATTGCCGGCAGGACGAATGGCCGTGGCGCTGCTGACAATCCGTTCCTTTCTTCATCCGTTGTTTCCATTGTGGTAATGGGACTTGTCGAAACAGAAGCCACCAGGTCGCCCCCGCTCGCGTGTTCCTGGACGACAAATCGCACAGCCACCGAGCGCCCGACGATCCTATCTAGCGTCCGCAGCACCATCGTCTGCAAGCGGTTCTCCAGCCAATCCTTGGCATAGAGATTGTGCACGCCCACCGTGAACATTCCATCCTCGTATGCCACCAGGCTCGAGCGCGCCAGCCAGGTATTATACGTCGCGCCCGTCAACTGCAACTGCAACTCGCCGAGCGCAGCCTGCCAGATCTGATCAGGTGGTAGAGGCTTTGAATCAGGCATATTTGTCCGGTTTGTCAATCATAATATTTAAGAAGAGCTAGTGCTAACATGATGAAATTGCTGGCGGTGCGGTCGGCGCTTAATGCGTCACGTCTACGCGAAATAAAATAGCAGGTTTACCCCCCTGCCCCGGACTTTATCCCTGTCTGTCTGTCGTCTATCTGTCAACCCCTTCACTAGCCACGACACCAGACACGTCGTTGGCCGGTGGGGGGATAGGGACGTTCGATTGGGCATCCTCCAGTGGATGCTTCCCGTTCCCGCTCGGCGCACTCACCGTCAATTCCGGATCCCCCTCCTCAGCCGTAATATCACCCATCAACAGGCTCGTCGCATCCCGCACCGAATCCGCCACGAACACGGTGCGCGCCTTGTCCATCGGAACGTTCACCACCCCAATCTCAGCCAGATAATGAACGATCGAGCGCCAGCGCTCCTCGCTCAGCCCGTTCGGCCGGGTGCGCTTGTCCCGCTTCCACTGGCGATACGCCGCGCCTGCCCCGCCTCGAATCCCGACCTGGATAAAATTCATCAGGTCCTGCACGGACAAATATTCGCCGGTAGGGGACAGAACGTATCGAGCGCCATTCTCGCGCTCCACCACGTGCGGCTTGTCCATCGCCGGCCACGTCAGCCCCGTCCGCTCGGACGTCCAAGTCTTTGGCACCGCGTCCGCACGTCGGACATTCCCATTGATCGTGATCGGTCGCACAACCTCACCCACGTAATCTGGCACATTGGGCTCTTCAGTGAGTTGTGACGCCAACTCGTCATTCTTCGTCCACGGCCATACCGGTTTGAAATACTCCGAAAGTGCATTTCGGCTGATTCCAATATCGCTGATCTCCGCCGCCATACGCCACGTCAAAAATGTGCGCGGGACGATGAACGGAATAGCAAAATACCCGGTCAATACCAGCGCCAGCACCATCAACGCCGTGCGCTGGCTCATCGCGTCCAGGATGCGCGTCCACGTAAAAAACAACACCACCGACGCCACGATCAACATCATGATCGGAACGCCCACCTCGACCTTGCTATCCCCCCGCTGCATCGCCGCCCGCTCACGCAGCTTGATCCACGCCAGGCAACCCAACCCCAGCGCCAACTCTCCGCACGCCGCGATCACGATGACGCCAAACGCCAGATACGCAACCAGTACCACCAACGCCACAGCCAGCTCGATCACGAACAGCGCCTTGGTGAAAATCCATGCCTGCTTTTCAACCAGGGCTGATTCGCTCTCCGATGTAATTTGCCGCTCGATGTACTCCCCGGGTTGGCGCCCGAATCCACCCAGGTCACCGCCATTCTCGTTTCCGTTTCCCCGCGCTTTTGCTTTCATCGCGTTCCCCCATCCCTGAAATAATACCGATCACGCTGGCGTCTCGATTGCCAGATTTCAGCGAACACCCATATCCCACCCGCAACGTAAATCATCACCACGATAATGATCGCCATGTCAATCACAAACGAACCGGTTGACAGTCCATGACGAGAAAATTCTGCCTGAGCATATTCCACCGTCGCCGTCACACGCGTGTCGTTGGCCGTCCGCGTCCCCAGCGCCTCGTTGCCAATGACTTGCCGTGTCACCCACAGGGGCAACGCGGTCGAGGTTGCCATCGCCCGCAGGCTCACCTCTGTTGAAGTCGCCATGCTTCGCACGCCAACTTCGGCGGACGTTGCGGCCGCCTCAACATTGGCAGCCAGGACCATCGCCGTGCCCTTTGCCAAATCCTCCGGGCGAGCCACCAGGACACCACCATCTGTCACCGTAGCCGACACACCCATGCCCGCAAGAATCGCAATAAGCGCGCTCGCCATGATCATCAGCAAAATCAATAAACCAGCCACGCCTTGTCCACGCATACGTCACCACAATTTGGGAAACAAGTTGATCCACGGCGCCGCTTGGCTGACTTTGAGCGCACCCACCATGCCATACATGTATGCCCCGCCTGCGACCGCCGCGATCACCACTACCAACAGCGCCCACCGGCCAACCGGCGCGCGCACTAGCCTGCCAGCGACAACGCCCACCGAAAACGCGATCACCGTCGCCGTCATTATTTCAATCATTCCACCGCCTCCCCTGCTTCAGATAACTCTGATTACCACTACACTTTATTTGAGCAATTCAGCGCCGTTACCACCACCTACGTAAGAACACACAACACAGGCGAACATCAAAATCAATACCACCAACAAATTCTTGGCGGTCACGCGATTGAGCAACATATCCGCGTTGCTCAACGCGCCTCCTCCTAAAATGATAAGAGCGATAATGACAATGGCAGGCATGACCCTCACCTCAATTGAAATTTTAGAACCCAGCCCGCGCCATCATGATTCCGGCATTCGCTGCGCGAAGCGTCAGCGCTTTAGCCGGGCTGATTGCGCACGGTCGTCCGTGTTGCAAGCTCGATCAACTTCACCGCATCCCCTCGGCCCGGTCGCGCGGGGCGCGGGCTGGAATTCCCGCCTCTGCCAACAGTCGCACTCGCAGCGCCTTGCCGCCGCTGCGCGCGACAAAACTCTCGACGCATGCACAAGCAAAATCAGAATGCGTCAACACGACATCCCCATCGTTCGCCTGGTCAACCAGCTTCGGCACATACCGCGCCCAATTCCGCCTGGGCAAAAACCACATCGCCATGCTCACCTCTCCAACTTCCCGCGCTTGCTCCTATTGATACATCGCCTGCAGCGCCGTGTCTGTTCACGCGTCGCATTATAAAATCGGCCGCACTTGACACACTGCACCCATGCCCTCACCATCCACCGCCGCACGCCCACCGTGATCTCGACGCGATACTCGCGCGACTCGGGCCGGTGAAAGTCACGCCGCAGCTCGTCAGTCAGAACCTTGCTCGTGTGATCCTCGATCGCGCGGATCTGGCGCGGATCAATCTCGCGGCGCCCCTGAACAAAATTGTTCACCTGCCCCCGGCTGATGTGGCGCGCATGAATCGCGCTCGGTTCCGGGATCAGCACACACGCCTGCGCGTGTGACAGGTCCATGTAAATCAGCCAATCGCCGATTCCGCGCAATTTGCGCAACTCGGCCACACGGTCATGCGTCTCGTAAATCGAATAGAGGGTCATTTATACCGGGTCTCTCTACAGCCTGCATACAACTGCATTCAAATTGATACAGGTCGTCATGCCTGGCTACCACACAATCACACAACAATGCGCCGCGTTCTCAAATTCACCATCTCTCGTTCAAATCGGCGAGCCGCATCTCCTCAGCCAGGTCCACCGCGCCCGCGCGCCGCTTTTTCAAAAACTCCAGCAACCGCTCATTCGTTCGCATCTCGGGCCACCAGCACGGTACCCCAATCTCGGCAAAGAATTGCTCCTCGGTCGGCGTCTCGAGCCGCTGCCCGCGCCGCCACAAAAAGCCGTCCTTCATGGCCATGTCCAGCGGCATCGCCCCACTCCACGAAATGCGCGTCACCAGCGTCCGATTGAAATCCCCCGGCCCGGTGCGCACCGCCAGGTGCACGCCCCAGTTATCCGCATGAGCAAAGTACAACTCGACCACCGCCGCCGTGGCCACGTGCACCAGGCGCTTGTAACGCGGCCCATTCCGCCGGACCTGGCGATCCCACGCCATGTTCCCGCCCGCGATCATTTCATCGAGCACGCGCTCGATCACCGGCGCGGGCCTTCTATCGAAC